GCATATCAATGGGCACGAGGAACGTATCGCATACCTCCTGACTGATATTATGGCAAAAGTAATATTGGCACTAAAACCTAAGATAGTATATCACATTCAAATACTAGAAAAGGTTAAAAGGTAAGATATGGTATGTAGGAACGCGGGAGTTTGTGCCACGAAAGAAATAAAATATAGACATATGCAGTTATTATATTTGTCAGTTCCAGCACTTGAGAAACTCCTTTGTCCGTTCGAAAAAGGAGTGTGGCCGACTATAAGACGCCCCATTAGTAAGAATGAAATACTTCTAGCCGCCAATGGTGGTCTGTTAATAAGACCAATAGATTGTTGGTCTTCCACGGAGTATCCAAGATGGAAACATGTTAGAAGGTGTGCATGGTTCTTTGAGAATGATGATAAAAACCATCCTATTGTTTTTAACTTTCATGACGCAGAATGGCCAATACAAGACGGAAACCATCGTTTTTTGGCTAGTTGCGCAAGGGGTGATAAATTTATCAACGCTTTATGTTTTGATAATTTAGAGCACATAGATAGTTTGGGGATATTGCAGCCATGCCAGACATCTACCTAACAGTTCCGCAAGCGCAGTTCAGCAAGCTGTTGGCAGAATACTCGCTGTTTGTGGGCGGGTATGGATGCGGGAAGACATACACGCTGGCCTACAACGTGGCTAGTGACGTGCTTACGATACCGCCGGTTGTGCCGTTTGCGGTGTTCATGCCGACGTATTCGATGCTGGCGGAAGTTACGGTTCCTACCATATCGAAGATGTTCGACGCTATGGGAATCCGATACAGCTACAACAAGACCGAGAAGTCGTTTGTTGACCTGCCAAATGGGGCTACTGTCATTCTGAAGTCGATGGAAGACCCGTCGAAGATTGCGGGCGCGGAGTATGTGCGAATCTACGTGGACGAACTTGAGACCATGCCATTTGATAAAGGGCTGGAAGCGTGGAATAACATCACCGCACGAGGCCGTGCGAAAGTCCGACACCGGGGTAAGGTTATACAGCCGCAAATCAGGGTTTACACGACTCCAAACGGAGGAAAACGCGGAATCACATGGAAACTGTGGGGCGTTAACGAGACACTTCCGCCTGAAGAACAGCGCAAGCGCAGCAACTATGCCTATGTCCGCGCTCCAACGTGGTCGAATATCGCGCATTTGAGCAAGAATTACATCCTGAACCTCTATAATCTTTACCCATCGGCCCTTGTGAACGCCTATTTGGCGGGCGAGTGGGTGAACATGGAGAACGGACTCGTCTATTCCGAATACGACAGGGTGAAGTGCCGCAATACATTCACAGTCACGAAAGACGATGCGGCGATCTACGTCGGAATGGACTTCAACGTAGGACACATGGCAGCAGTTGTATTCATTCGGCAGCGTAACACGAATGAAGACTCGCTATATCCTTGGAAATACCACGCAGTGCGCGAGTTCGTTGACCTCGATGACACACCGGCGATGATAAAGCGGTTAAAGACGGAATATCCCGACAAACGGATTACGATATTCCCCGACTGCGCGGGAGTAAGCCGCCGTAGCGCAGATGCCTCTGTGAGCGACATAACCCTGCTGCAACAGGCTGGATTCGTCACGCGCTACCATCCTGCCCATCCGGCAGTGAAAGACCGCGTTTTGGCGATGAACCGAGGCTTCAAGAGCGGCGATGTGACGGTCAACGACCTGCTCTGCCCGAAGTTCGCTGAGGCGCTTTGCGAGCAGACATATGACGACAAGGGCGAACCAGACAAAACGACTGGCATTGACCACGTTCTTGACGCACCTGGGTATCTCGTGGAATACGAGATGCCGATACGTCGGAAGAATGCTGCACTTGTTCCCACTTACGGACAATATTGAGTTGACCCAAACGACAAAAATGATAGGAGTGACACCATGAGCGCCGCACCGAACGTTGGATATACCAGACCAGAACTTGAAGAGAAGCTGGACCAATACCAGACGATTCGTGATTGCATGGAAGGCGAATACGCCATCAAGAAGTTCCCACGCTGTCGCAAATACCTGCCCGACCCTGACCCATTTCTTGAAGACGACGAGAGGAAGAATGCAATTTACGGACGCTACCTAATGCGTCCGCCGTGGTATGGCGTTGCTCGTCGAACCAGAGACGCTCTTGTTGGAGAGGTCTTCAAGCGTGCAGCAATCATCAAGCTTCCGACTGGACTGGAACTGCTCAAAGACGACGTGGACGGCGACGGACTGACGCTGGAACAGCAAATGACAACCAGCCTCAAGGAATGCGTCGATATTGGGCGCGGAGGGCTGTTCGTTGACTACACAACGACTACCAGAGGCGGAGAGGAAGAAGGAATTGTAACCCTTGCCGACGTTGAATCTGGTAATGTCCGCCCTACCATTGTTCGATATAAGGCCGAAGATATCGTGAACTGGCGCAAGATGCGCATTGGCTCCAAGACTGTCACTTCGCAAGTGGTATTGCAGGAAACGTTTGTGGCGTCAGATGACGGGTATGAGCAAAAACTGGGCGAGCAGCGCAGAGAGCTTTTGCTTGAACCATATGAGGGTGGGCTTTTCGTAAACTGCCTTATTTGGAGAAAGCTGAAAGACCAGAAGACGGGCGAAGAGAAGTGGACTCTAGTTCAGGAGTTCAAACTCATTGACCACGCTGGCAAAGCCTTCGACGAAATCCCGTTTGAAATCTTTGGTTCAGAGGACAACAACTGGACAATTGACCCATGCCCAATGATGCCGATTACGGCATTAAATTATGCACACTTCCGTGTCTCTGCGGATGTTTACGCATCGGCATTCAAGGCTGGAAATGCCCAGCTCGTGACTCAAGGACTGTTTCTCGATGCTGCCAAGGGAGAACGCCTTCAAATAGGCCCCAACACGGCCCTGATGCTCCCGAGTAAGGATGCCGACGCGAAGTACATTTCCGCTCCGGCTGATACTCTTAACATGGCACTGCTCGAAAAGATTACCGAGCAACTTACGTCGTTGGCTGCTAAAATTATCCGCGAAGGCTTGATACGCAAGACGGCCACGCAGGTCAAAATCGACGAATCGGCGGAGACCTCTACGCTCACCACCTACGCGAATAACGTCAGCCGTGCCTATACCAAGGCGTTCAAGCACGCGGCTCGATACACCGGCGATGATGCAAGCGGCATAGTCTGCAAACTCAACACGCAGTTCGACTTCACGGAAGCCGACTCGCAACGGTTGTTGGCGTATGTCACCGCGAAGGACTCTGGCGTTCTGACGCTCGAAGAGGTCCGCGACCGCCTGATTGAAGAAGGCGTTGCTACGAAGCCGTACGACGAGTTCATTGAGGACATGAAGAAACCGGAGAACATGCCAGCCGAGACAACTACCACGAACGCAGCTGGCGGCGGGGCCGCGCAGACTGTGGCGATGGCATAATTTACAACAACTAGGAGGAATCAATATGGGACTCAAACGAAAAATCGACACTATTGACGGGCTGAAGCCCGACGTTGCCGCGCTCTATACCAAAGGCGAGGACGGCAAGTTCACGCTGGACGTGGAAGGTGATTCGCCTTCCGATACACTCGAAAGCGCGTATCGCAAGACCAAGGCGGAACTCGCTGAAATCAAGAAAATGCGCGACGCCGACAGGGCGGAACTCGCAGAGCGCGAAGCCAAGGTGAAAGCGGAACAGGAAGAAGCCCTTCGCAAGGCGGGCGACCTTCCTGCCCTTGAAAAGAAGTGGAAGGAAGAGAAGAGCAATTCCGAAAAGGCACTCAAGGCTGAAATCGACGCCCGCGAACGCGAAATCGACAAACTTCAGCGCGAAACCGTCATTGACGGCTTACTTGATGGGAAGTTGATTCCATCGGCGAAGCGCCTCTTCAAGCGAGATGTGATGGATCGCACGCGGCTCGAAAGGGACGCAGACGGAAATCGCATCATTCGTGTGCTGGACGAGAAGGGCAATCCAACCCCTGCTTCCATCGAAGAATTTATTAAGTCCAATGTGCTTGACAACAAGGACAATGCACCATTTATTCTTTCTGGTAGAGGCTCGGGTAGTCAGGCTAACGGGTCAAACGCGGGCGGCCAGTCCGGCGCGGGGAAGGTCATCACAACCGAAGCACTCGGGAAACTCCCACTCGCCGAGCGTCACACATTCTTCAAGAGTGGGGGGCATATTAAGGACTAACCACCATGTCTCAGGGTAATCATACTGATACCGTCACCGAGATCGCCTACTCCGTAATGGAGAAACTCTCCAACGAGCCGACTGGTCTCATCAATTCCGTCTCTCAGAACGTCTCCAATGTGATTGCGGTTCCTTTTGGAACTGACATCCAGAGCCGCGTCGTGGGGGATGTTACCGTTACCGAATCCGCGTCTGCTATCTCCGGAACCATGACCCTTCCCGAGGGTCAGGACACCGCCGATACGGTCGATACTTTCAAGCTCGATACGAGTTATGAAACGAAGATCGCTCTCAATGGCGAAGAGATTCTTCATGTCAACAACACTGATCAGCCTTGGGATTCGCTGCTTGGAAAGTATCTTTTCAAGTTCTTCCGCAACACGCGCAATCTTGTTGAGGCGAAGGTTGCTCTTGCCGCTCTCAAGGGTGCTTCTCGCGCTTGGGGAACGGCTGGAACGACTCCGTTTGCCTCCAACTACAACGACATTAATGGAGTCCGCAAGGTTTTCATTGATAATGGCGTAGCCGAAGACTCCACATGGAGTCTCGTAATGGGAACGACTGCTGGAATGAATCTTCGCAATCTGGCTCACCTTAATCAGGTGAACACGTCAGGCACTACCGAAACCCTTCGCAGGGGCACGCTGCTTGACCTTAGCGGATTCATGCTCAAGGAGTCGTCTGGCATTCAGTCTCACACCGCAGCCACTGGCACCGGGTTCCTTGTTGACCTGTTGGCAGGTTATGACGTTGGCGCAACCTCCATTGCGGTCGATACTGGAACTGGAACGATTGCGGCTGGTGACGTGATTACGTTTGCTGGCGACGACAACAAGTATGTGGTCAAGTCTTCTTCTCTGACTGGTTCTGCTGGTTCCGTCGAGGGAACGATTGTTCTTAATGGCCCAGGGCTTCGCCAGACGCTTGCCGATGGTGTGGCCATCACGAAGGGAGCCACCTATACTGGCAACATTGCGCTGACGCGCGATGCCATCGAACTCGCCTCTCGCGCTCCGGCACTTCCGCCCGGCGGTGACGCAGCTGGCCCTCACATGCAGATTTCCGACCCGATCACTGGCCTGATCTATGATTACGCCATTTATCGCGGGAACCTGACTGCGACGCTTGCCCTCCGCACTTATGTTGGTGTGAAGGTCTGGAATCCTTTCGAAGTGGCAACGCTCCTCGGCTAACAATTCTAGGGCCGGTTGGTTAATCCCGACCGGTCCTTTATCCAAGAAAGGATTTTTATGGCAAACAGATACGATGTCAGGAATCTTCATGGTCTCGGCGGACGAAGCGAAGAGTTTCAGACTGCGATGGACCTTGTGGAGACCGATATTGGCACAAAGGTCAAAGTCACCACGACTCCGACCGCGCTGGTTCTATCCGCGACGACAGGTACCCTTCCAACCGCCGCGTCAACTCAGGTGTTCTCCGATGCTGCAACGCCTACCGTTGCGGAACTTCTCGCTGCGGTAGTTAGCCTCAACGCAAAAGTTGAAGCACTACGCACTGCGCTTCGCACTGCCTCCTAATCTCAACCTCCTCCTCAAGGGCGTATGGCACTCGTAATCGAAACCGGTGTGGGTTCAGAATCCTCTACCTCCTATGTGACAGTTGCGGAAGCGAGAGCCTACGCCCTTGCCAGAGGGGTTACGCTATCCTCGACGGATAGCGTTGTAGAAGTCCAGATACTCAAGGCGATGGACTTCCTGCAATCTCTTACGCAGAGCTACCAAGGCTGCAAAACATGGCCTCCGGCGCTTGGCCAGTATGACCACGAACAAGCCTTGGCTTGGCCGCGCACCGGAGTCATCATTGACGGCTATTCGCTCAACAGCGACAAGATACCGCAGACACTCAAGGACGCTCAGTGCCAGCTTGTCATTGAGATATTCAACGGCGTTGAACTCATGCCGACCGGAACAGGCGCGGCAATCAAGCGCGAGAAAGTCGATGTGCTCGAAACGGAATACGCGAACGCTTATACGAACGCGTCAAGCCCAACCCTTACCAAGGTGTATGCACTCCTGAAGCCAATCATGGGATACGGCTACGGTTCTGCCTACATCTTTCGCAGCTAATGTCAGACGAATATTCAAACAGCGTTGCAACGGCTCTTCGGCTGATTGCCAAGAAAGGCAAGACGCTGACGCTGACGCATACCGTGACGACGACCGACCCTTTAACGGATACGAAAACATCCGTTGTCACGACCGGAACATTCTCCGCCGTCGCACTGGATTATTCGACCTACGACCAAGCGAACATCAAGGCGCTGATAGGCAAGAAGAGCAAGAAGCTCCTTTGCGCATCCGCGTCATTTACACTCTCTCCGCAAGTCAACGACACCGTGACACACAACGGCTCAACGTGGACAATCGCGCTGGCCGACGAACTCAAGCCAGCCGATACCTCGATACTTTGGACTCTCGCAATCGTGCAGTAACATGGACGACTTCACCGCCACCATTTCGACATTCTTTGACGACGCGCTCCGCACTGCGGAACACGACCGCCAAGCAGTCGTAGTGGGCGTAGGAGACGCTTTGATTGACCGGACGCCCGTAGGTGAGCCTGAAACATGGAAAGACACGCGCTGGAAGGATTACGCGCTTGAACACGGCTACGTAGGCGGTCACATGAAGGCGAATTGGCAGACGGCGGTAGGCTCTCCAATTGACGAAGAGTTGACGGACAACGGAAAGCCATTCGATGGCCCAGCTGACGTATCCGGCGCACTCGCAAAAGACATGCTTCGCTCAAACCTTGGATCCGGCGATTGCACGGTATTCATCACGAACAACGTTCCGTACTGCGAACGCATCGAGGAAGGTTCCCTTTCCCCGCAGGCTCCATCCGGCGTTGTCGCTCCGGTTATTTCCGACGCGGAGAACATCATACGGAAGGCAATCGCATCATGAGCCTGTATGATGTCAAAATGGCCTTGCAGCGTAACTACTACCTGCCGACGCAGGTTCTGTCCTATCCCATTTGCCGAGAGAACACC